ATGTCAACCGGGTTTGCTTTCGTTCGCTATGGCGATACAATCCGCCCCCCGCGACCCAAAGTGCCGTCCATGCCCTCTGCCCTTGGCGACAAGATCCGCGCCGCCCGCAAGGCGTTGAAGCTCAGCCTGGAAGACCTCGCCGAGAAGGTCAGCAGTTCCAAGAGCTACATGTGGGAACTGGAGAACCGCGACGAACCGAACCCGGGCGCGGACCTGCTCATGCGCATCGCTGGCGCGCTCAACGTCACCACCGAACACCTGCTTGGCCCCACGGTCACCGACCCCACCGAGGACGTGACCGACCGGGCGTTCTTCCGCAAGTACCAGCAGCTCGACCCGGACGACAAGAAGCGGATCCGCAAGATCCTCGACACCTGGGACGACGCGTGAGCTTGCCGAAATCGCCGCGTGCAGCGGCCAATGCCGTCAGCCTGGTGCTGACCCAAGTGCTCGGCCGCGACCGTTTCCCGGTGGATGTCGAGACGGTCGCACGCGAGTTGTCCCAGCAGTGGTGCCCGGCATCACCGATCACCAAGATCGATGGGCACAAGGGTCTCGGCCGCTTCGAAGGCGCGCTGCAGCAACACCCGCGTGGCAAGTACTGGCGCATCAAATTCAACGCCGACCGCCGGCCGTCGCGCGCGCGCTTCACGATCGCGCACGAGTTCGGTCACTACGCGCTGCACCGTGAGCTGCGGACGTCATTCGAGTGCAGCGAGTCGGACGTGTCCGGCCAGACGGAGATCGACATCGAGCGCGATGCCGATGCCTTTGCGTCCACCCTGCTGATGCCGCTCGATGACCTCAGGCGACAGGTCGATGGACAGCGATTCGACTTCGAACTGGTCAAGCACTGTGCCGATCGATACGGCGTTTCGTTGACGGCAGCAGCGCGCCAGTGTGCGGAAGTCAGCCAGCAGCGCGTCGTCGTCGCATTCGCGCGCGACGGCGCGGTCACCGAGTCCTGGGCCAGCGAGCGCGCATTTCGTTCGGGAGCGTTTCTGCGATCGAAGCGGCAAGTTGTCGAAGTGCCCGCCGCCTCGTTGGCCCATCACTCCCGTTGCGATGGCATCGGCGCCAGCGCCTGTCTCGATGCCAGCGCGTGGTTTCCGAACGAACCCGATGGTACCCGGCTCACCGAGCACACCCTGGTGTCGCACGATCACGGCAGCACGATGCTGCTGCTCGTGTTGCCCAAATCAGATCGACGCCAAACGGATGTCGAGGACAGCGACGACGACCTGCTCGAAAGCACCTCCTCGCGCTTCGAGCGCAGCGGTCAGCGCCCGGCCTGAGGTATGGACTGGTCCGACCACAGCATCGGCGGGTTGATCGCGAGGTCTTTCACGCCGATTCCGTCATCCACCCGATCATCCAGGATCGCCTCGACGATCCACGGCGATAGCGTCGTGAGGTTGAGCAGGCGCGACACATAGGCGTGGTCCTGCTTCTCCTGTCGCGCCAGTTCGCCGATCTGGGTGACCTCACCGCGATCGAGCATGCGCTGCCACCGATGCGCTTGGATCAACGAGTTCTGAAGGCTGGTGAGGAGTTGGGGCGGGCCGTCCGGTGGTTTCACCTGACGGATGCCGCCGAGGCGCATCTTGATCGGAACAGTCACCGTCAGGCGACCGTCGCTGCTGATGACCCGTTGGGCGGGCCCGAGCACCTGGATGCGCTGGTGGCTCATGCGCTGTGCTCCCGCGGTTGGCTGTTGAACTCGCGGACCAGATGCGCGAACCCGCTCGGTCGCATGCGGACTTCGACCGACCCGGGGCCGACGATGACGCGCTCAACCAACAGGCGCATCAAGCGCGCTTGTTCCGCGGGGAACAAGCTCGCCCAGATGCGATCGATCTGCGTCAACGCCACGACGGTCTGCGCCTCGTCGAGGCCTGATTCCAGGCTACTGGCCTGTGCGCAGATGCGTTCGATCAGTTCCGGCGCGCGCAGCATCTCGCGCAGTTGGTCGAGCACCAAGCCTTCGATCTCCGCCGCCGGTATCCGCGGCAGGGGCGCAATGCCGGACCCGACCTTGATTTCGGTTTGGCTGAGGTAATAGCAGTAGCGTTTTCCGTTTGGTTTGGTGGTGTGCCAACCGACCATCGCCCGCCCGTCCTGGTCGACGATGATGCCCTTAAGCGGATAGGAGGCTCGCGAGCGCGTCTGGTTGGCGCGTCGCTGTGGGTTGACCGTGAACACCGCTTGCGCGCATTCCCACAGCGCCGGATCGATGATCGGCTCGTGGGTGCCCTGGACCCAGCCGCCGCGACTCTTTAGCTCGCCAAGGTAAGTGCGATTCTTCAGCATGGCGGTGAGCGCGACCTTGTGGATGGATTGGCGGCTGCGCTGGCGCCCCGCCTTGGTCGTCCAGGCCTTCGTTGTGATGCCCTCGGCGCGCAGATCTGCCACAACCCTCGTCGCCGAACCGGTTTCGACGAAACCTTGGAAGATGCGACGTACGGTCTTGGCTTCACCGGGACTAATGACCAGGCGACGCTCAACGACGTCATAGCCCAACGGTGGAATGCCGTGCATCCAGTAGCCACGCTTTTTGCTGGCCACGAACTTGTCGCGAATGCGCTCGGAGGTCACCTCGCGCTCGAACTGGGCGAACGACAGCAGGACGTTCAGCATCAGGCGCCCCATGGAGTCGCCGGTGTTGAAGCTCTGCGTGACCGACACGAAGCTGACGCTGTGGCGATCGAACACTTCGATCATCCGGCAGAAGTCGGCCAGGCTGCGCGACAGGCGATCGAGCTTGTAGACGACCACCACATCGACCTTGCCCGACTCGATATCCGAGAACAATCGCTGCAGCGCCGGGCGCTCCATGCTGCCGCCCGAGTACGCCGGGTCGTCGTAGTCGTCCGCCATCGGGATCCAGCCCTCCGATCGGCGGCTGACGATGTAGGCGTGGCCCGATTCCTTCTGCGCGTCGATCGAGTTGAACGGCTGCTCCAGACCCTCCTCGGTGGACTTGCGCGTATAGACCGCGCAGCGCGTTCGACGCTGTGGCGTCGGGTCGACCCGGCTCATGCGCCCGCTCGCTTGCGCGGGTTGGTCTTCAACCCGAAAAACACCGGGCCAGACCAGCGCATGCCGGTGATCGCCTGCGCCACGGCGGTGAGGCTGGTGTAGTGCTGGCCGTTCCATTCGACACCCTGCTCGAGCACACGAACCACGTGTTCGGTTCCCCGGTAGACGCGGATCAGCTCCGTCCCCGGGCGCGTCAGGACTTCCGCCGCGCCGTGGCTGTGGGCCTTGATCAAGACGTCGATGCGCTCGCGGTTGCGCTTCAGCAGCGCCTTCCCTGCGGGGTCTTCGGCCAGCGCGCGCTCCTGCAGCCGATGCGCGATGCGCCGCTCCACATAGCGCCGGTGTGAACTGGCGGGTTCGCGACCGAAGAGGCGCACCCATTGCCCTTTGAGGTCAACCCAGGGCAGATCGGCCAGGCGCGCGATCTCGGCGAGCACTGAAGTGGCGAGGGGTTGGTTGGCGGTCATGTCGTCTCCTGGCGTGAGTTGGAGCTCGCATACACGCGCTGGTTGGCAGGCAGTTCAAGTCCAACTTCGCGCTCTCCGGATGCACGCAGGCGCACCAGGCCGGTGGCGATCAAGGCGGCCGCCGCGACCAGCTGCTCGTGGCTGCTCATGCGTTCGGGTGGGGTTTGCTGCAAGGGGTTTCGGCCTAGCACTTTCAATCTCCAACTCATCACCAGGGCACCAGTCTGGCCAGCCGTCGCCTGCCTGACAGCCCCGCAATTGCGGGTGATTGCGGACGGATGCAGGCAACCACGATTTGCGCGATTCGCCCGGGGGTTTGCCCGGGGCTTTGCCCGCCCCGTGATAGTCAATCTGTCGCTCACCGTACTCACCAACCCGAAGGAGTGAACGTGAGCCTCGAACCCACCCTCAAACACCTGAGCCAGCGCGAGTTGTCGGAGCGCTGGACCATCGCCGAGACCACGCTGGAGCGCTGGCGCTCGATGGGCATTGGCCCGGTCTACGTGAAGCTGCCCGGACGCGTGGTCTATCGCATCACCGATGTCGACGCCTACGAGCGCCGTTGCCTGCGCCGCAGCACCAGCGAGTCGGTCCTGGTCGGAGGTGCCGCATGAGCACGACGCCTCTGCACATTGCCGCCACCCGCCCGGCCGGCCACTTGTCCCGCAAGAGCGCCGAGGAGCTGTTTCTCCTCAAGCACGAAGCCGTGCGAGCGCTCACCGCGGCCAAGAACGTCGTCGAGCACCTGGATCGTGCGCTGGAGCTGAAATACGCCGATCGCGCCCAGCTGCTGCGGCTGCAGGCTGGCAAAGACACCGGCGCGGTGACCTTCGAGGACGGCACCGTCAAGGTCACCGCCGACCTGCCCAAGCGCGTCGAGTGGGACCAGGAGCGCCTGGCCAGCATCGCCCAGCAGATCGCCAAGGGTGGCGATGACCCGGCCGAGTTCATCGAGATCGCCTACCGGGTCTCGGAGACCAAGTTCAACGCCTGGGCCGAGTCCCTGCGCAAGGCCTTCGAGCCGGCACGCACGGTCAAGACCGGCAAGCCAAGCTTCAAGCTGGTGGTGCAGGCCGACGCGCTTGACCGTCGCGCGCAGGTGTCGGTATGAGCACCGTCGCCACGCTTCGCGCCGTCGCCGCCAATCTCGGGCTGCCCATCATCACGGCCGATCAGCGGCTCGCCGAGCGCCGCGGGATCAAGGGCGTGCTCGCCGGCAAGTCGGGCCTGGGCAAGACCAGCCAGTTGTGGACGCTGGATCCGCACGCAACCCTGTTCTTCGATCTGGAGGCCGGCGATCTGGCCGTAGAAGGCTGGACCGGTGACGCCGTTCGACCGCGCACCTGGTCCGAGTGCCGCGATTTTGCCGTGTTCATCGGCGGACCCAACCCGGCGCTTCGCGATGACCAGCCCTACAGTTCGGCCCACTTCGAGGCGGTCTGCCAGCGCTTTGGCGATCCCGGCGCGATTGATCGCTATCAGACGATCTTTGTCGACTCGATCAGCGTCGCCGCGCGCCTGTGCCTGCAGTGGTGCAAGGGACAGCCGCAGGCCTACTCGGACCGCACCGGCAAGCCCGACGCGCGCGGCGCCTATGGCTTGCTCAGCAGCGAGATGATCCAGTGGCTGACGCACCTGCAGCACGCCCGCGGCAAGAACGTCTGGTTCTGCTGCCTGCTCGACGAGAAGCTCGACGAGTTCAACCGGCGCATCTACTCGCTGCAGATCGAGGGCGCGAAGACCGGGCTGGAGCTGCCGGGGATCCTCGATGAAGTGATCACGCTGGCCGAACTGAAGGCTGACGACGGGTCGAGCTACCGCGCCTTCATCTGCCAGACGCTGAACCCGTGGGGATTTCCGGCCAAGGACCGCTCCGGCCGGCTGGACCTGATCGAGGAACCGAACCTCGCGCGGCTGATGGCCAAGATCGCCGGCCCGCGCCCCGGTGGCGCGCCGCGCCTGGACTTCACCGCCGGCCCCGTCACGCCGCCTGCCCCCGCCCCTGCCGCCATGCCCACGCCCGCCGAATCCCCGGCGGCGCAGCCCACCTTCGCCTGAGGACCCCGACCATGAGCTACTTTGATTTCAACAGCGCCGAGGACTCGGCGCAGAACCAACCGCTGATCCCCAAGGGCGCACTCGCCAAGGTGCGCCTGTTCATCCGCCCCGGCGGCCACAACGATCCGGCGAAGGGCTGGACTGGCGGCTATGCACGCCGCAGCGCCGACACCGGTGCGGTGTATCTGGACTGCGAGTACACCGTGCTCGACGGTCCGTATGCGCGGCGCAAGCTGTGGACCCTGATCGGGCTGCACTCGGAGAAGGGCGACGCCTGGATGAAAATGGGGCGTGCGTTCATCAAGGGCATCCTCAACTCCGCGCACGGACTGCGCGCCGATGACGACAGTCCCGCCGCGCAGGCCAAGCGTCGCATCGGCAGCTTCTCGGATCTCGACGGTCTGGAGTTCGTCGCCAAGATCGATGTCGAGCGCGACGATCGCCAGGGCGAGAAGAACGTCGTCAAGGGCGCGGTGGGTCCGGAGCACAAGGACTACGCAGCCCTGATGCACGGTGGACACGGCGCCGCGCCGGTGACTGGTGGCGGTTCGGGTTCGCCGTTGCCCCCGCCTGCGGCGGCGCGCGCCAGCGTCCCGACGCGACCCGCCTGGGCGCAGTAACGGAGGCGCGCCGTGATCCTTCGTCCGCGCCAAGCGGTCCTGGTCGAGCGCTCCCTAGCAGCGCTCCGCCAGCACCGGAACACCCTCGCCGTCGCGCCGACCGGTAGTGGCAAGACCGTCATGCTGTCGGCCGTCGTCGGTCGCGTGCTGGCCGAGCCGGATACCAAGGCTTGCGTGCTGGCGCACCGCGACGAACTGACGGCCCAGAACCAGGCCAAGTTCGCCCGCGTCAATCCCGGCATCTCGACCTCGGTCGTCGATGCTGACGCCAAGTCCTGGTTGGGCCGCACGACATTCGCCATGGTCCCCACGCTGACGCGCGAGGCCAACCTCGCGCAGATGCCCGTTCTCGACTTGATCGTGGTCGACGAGGCGCACCACGCGACCGCCGCGAGCTATCGCCGGGTCATCGACGCCGCGCAATCGAAAAACAACCGATTGCAGGTGTTTGGGGTGACCGCGACGCCCAACCGCGGCGACGGCGTGGGCTTGCGGGCGGTGTTCTCCAATGTCGCCGATCACATTCGCTTGGGGGAGCTGATCGCATCGGGCCATCTGGTGCGCCCACGTACCTTTGTGGTCGATCTCGGGGTCCAGGGCGAACTCAGTCAGGTTCGCCGCTGCGCGAGTGACTTCGATATGTCCGCGGTCGAGGCCATCCTCAACACCGTGCCGATCACGCAGCAGGTGATCGCCCACTGGCGCGCCCAAGCGGACGGTCGCAAAACCCTCGTGTTTTGCTCGACGGTCGCCCATGCCGCGGATGTCGCGCGCGCGTTCGGCGCCGCCGGCATCGCCTCCGTCGTCATCCATGGCGAGTTGCCCGCCGCCGAACGCAAAGCGCGTCTGACCGCCTACGAGCGCGGTGAGGTCCAAGTCGTCGTTAACGTCGCGGTGCTGACCGAAGGCTATGACTACACGCCGACCAGTTGCATCGTGCTGCTGCGTCCCAGTTCGCACAAGTCGACGCTGATCCAGATGGTCGGGCGCGGGCTGCGAACGGTGGATCCCGCCGAGCACCCGCACGTCGACAAGTCCGACTGCGTCGTCCTCGACTTCGGGACAGCCTCGCTGATGCACGGGCGGCTCGAGGAAGACACGCACCTCGACGGTCGGGAAGCGGGCGCCGCTCCGACCAAGGAATGTCCGAACTGCGCAGGCTCGGTGCCGCTACGGGTGACCGAGTGCCCGCTGTGCGGTTATGTCTGGGAACAGACCGAGCGCTCGGATGCGCGCGTGCCGGTCGGCGCGTTTGCGATGACCGAGATCGATCTCTTGAGCGGCTCCAACTTCAGTTGGGTCGATCTGTTCGGGGCTGGCGATACCCTGGTGGCGGCAGGTTTTGAGTCCTGGGCCGGCGTGTTCGGGATCGACGGCCGCTGGTATGCCCTCGGCGCCGCCAGCGGCGAACCGGTGCGCCTGCTCGCGCATGGCGATCGGTTGATTGGTCTGGCGAAAGCCGACGACTGGCTCAATGCCCACGAGGCGGCCGACGCCGCGCACAAGACCAAGCGCTGGCTCGGCGAGCCACCGACCGACAAGCAACTCGCGCATCTGCCGGCGGCGGCTCGGCAGGATTTCGGGCTGACCCGTTACCAGGCCAGCGCGCACCTGTGCTTTCGGTTCAATCGCAGCGCGGTCCAGCGGTTGATCTGGCAAGCGCACCTAGGTGATCTGCGGAGGGCCGCATGAATGCCCTCACCCTCGACCTCTATCCCCGCATCGAGTTCATCGCCACCGCGCCTCAGTTGCGCGATCTGCAGCAGTCCAGCCTCTGGGCTGCTCTATCAGCCCACCAGCGACACCTGGCGGAGGTTGAACCGGACACCGATAGCGATGCGGTCAGCACGGTTCTGCTCGATGACCTGCTCAAGCGTCTACATCGCGCTGTGTCAGCAGTGGGAGGTACCCATGTTGGCACCTGACCGCATGCAAAAGATGGAAGCGCAGGCGCGCGAACGCTGCCTGGGCGCACTCGGCGATGTGGTCGCCGAGATCGGCATGCAGCGCGCGCTGGCGGACTACTCCAAACCCGAGATCCTGAAGTTGGTGCGGGCAATCGTCAGCGCTTATCAAGTTGCCATGCGCCAGGTTGGCGAGGAAACGCTGGCCATCGAACGCGCGCACTTTGCGGCCCAAGGCCTGACGCACCCGGACGATGAGGCGCCCTTCTGATGCTCGACTTCAATCACCGTCCGACCCTGTCGGAGCAGATCAGCGCAGCCATCGACACGGCGCTGCAGGCAGAACGTGCGGCCCAGACGCCGCGCGATTATCTCGGCGCCAGCCGTGTCGGCGCCGCCTGCGAACGGCAACTGCAGTACGAATACGCCGGCGCACCGGTCGACGCCGGTCGCGAGTTCAAAGGCTCGCTGCTGCGCGTATTCGATGCCGGCCATATGTTCGAGGAGTTGGCCATTCGCTGGCTGCGCGCGGCCGGGTTTGATCTCGTCACCCGCACCGCAAGCGGCGAGCAGATCGGATTTGCGGCAGCGGGCGGACGCCTGCGCGGTCATGTCGACGGCATCGTGGCGGCAGCGCCCGCGCACCTCGGCTGTACGCTGCCGATGCTGTGGGAATGCAAGACCATGCACGACGCCAGTTGGAAGGACACCGTCAAGCACGGCGTCGCGCGCTCCAAGCCGGTCTATGCAGCGCAAATCGCGCTCTACCAGGCCTACCTGGAACCCCTGATCCCGGGCATCAGTGCCAATCCGGCGCTGTTCACGGCGATCAACAAAGACAACCAGTCGCTGCACTTCGAATCTGTCGACTTTGATGCCGACCTGGCGCAGCGCATGAGCGATCGCGCGGTGCGCGTGCTCGACGCCACCGCAGCGCACGAGTTGCTGCCGCGCTGCGCGACGTCGTCGACGCATTTTGTCTGCAAGTCCTGCGCGTTCCAGGATCGCTGCTGGAGCCAGCGATGACGCAGGTGCTGGATTTCAACGACGCGGCGGAGCCAGCACGGCGCGCGCTTGATGCCGACTCGGTTCGCGATGGTCTGCTCGATCGGCTGGAATCGATGCTGCGCACCTATCTGCCGGCGGGCGTGTTTCGCGCCGGCAAGTTCCAGGTTGGCAATGCGCGCGGCGAGCCGGGCGACTCGCTGTCGGTGTCGCTGGATGGACCCAAACGCGGCCAGTGGTATGACTTCGCGACCTCGCAGGGTGGCGATCACATCGAGTTGTTTGCGCAGGCGCAGGGTCTGTCGGCAAGGAGTGATTTTCGGGAGGTGCTGGAGCGCGCGGCGCAGTGGTTGGGGGCGGCGTCGACAGATGCGAGCGACTCGGTGTTGGTTCGTACGCGCGCAAGGCCTGCGCGCCCCCGGGCGACCGACGCGCCGGATCTCGGCCCGCCGACCGCCAAGTGGGACTATCTGGCCGCCGACGGCGCCTTGCTGGCATGCGTATATCGCTACGAACCCGAGCCCGGCCGCAAGGAGTTCAGGCCTTGGAATGTGCGCACGGGCCGGTTCGAGGGACTGGATCCGCGACCGCTGTACAACCAGCCAGCCCTTGCGCGCGCCGAGACCGTCATCCTGGTTGAAGGCGAGAAGTGCGCACAGGCGCTGATCGATCTGGGACTTTGCGCGACCACCGCCATGCACGGTGCGCGTGCGCCCGTCGACAAGACGGACTGGTCGCCGCTGGCCGGCAAGGACGTGCTGATCTGGCCCGACAAGGACAGCCCGGGCTGGGACTACGCGATCGCTGCCAGTGAGGCCATCGTCGCGGTCGGCGCGCGCAGTTGCGCGATCTTGCTGCCGCCGGAGGATCGCTCCGAGGGCTGGGACTGCGCCGATGCGGTCGTCGAGCACGTCGATGTGTCGGCGTTCATTCGCGACGCCGAGCGCATGGTCATCCACGGGCCGGAACTGCCGAGCGCGTCAGACGACGAAGAACAGACACCGGCCGCGGTCTGGGGCACCGAAGATGGCATGGCGCTGCACTTCACCGCGCGCTACTCGCCGGACTGGCGCTATGTGGCGGCCTGGGGCCAGTGGCTGGTGTGGACCGGCATGCGCTGGGTACCCGAAGCCACGCTGCGCGCCACCGACTTGATCCGCGCGGTCTGTCGCCAGCACGCGCTGGAGGCGGACTCGCCGCGGCTCGCGGCCAAGCTGGCGGCCAGCGGTACCGTCGCCGGCGTCGAACGGTTGGCGCGCAGCGATCGCCTGCACGCGGCCAACGCCGACGAATGGGACGCCGAGCCCTGGCTGCTGAACACGCTGGGTGGCGTCGTCGATCTACGTAACGGCAACGTGCGGCCGCACGACCGCGCCGATCGCATGACCAAGCTCGCGGCTGCGCGCCTCGGTGACGCAGGCGCGTGTCCGACCTGGCGCAAGTTCCTGGTCGAGTGCACCGGTGGCGACAGCGAGTTGATCGACTACCTGCAGCGCATCTGCGGCTACTGCCTGACCGGCAAAACCAGCGAACACGCGCTGTTCTTCCTCTACGGCACCGGCGCCAACGGCAAGAGCGTGTTCGTCAACACGTTGAGCGCCTTGCTCGCCGAGTACGCCACGCACGCGCCGATGGAAATGTTCATGGAGACACGCTCCGATCGGCACCCGACCGACCTGGCCGGTCTGCGCGGCGCGCGCCTGGTGTCCTCGGTTGAAACCGAACAGGGTCGGCGCTGGAACGAAAGCAAGATCAAGACGCTGACTGGCGGCGACAAGGTCTCGGCGCGGTTCATGCGTCAGGACTTCTTCGAGTACATCCCGCAGTTCAAGCTGCTGATCGCCGGCAATCACAAACCCTCGATCCGCAACCTCGACGAGGCGATGCGGCGCCGCCTGCAGCTGATCCCATTCACCATCACCGTGCCGCCGGATCGGCGCGACAGGCAACTCGAAGACAAGATCTGGCGCGAGCGTGATGCCGTGCTGGCGTGGATGGTCGAAGGGTGCCTTGCATGGCAACGCCAGGGCCTGCGCCCGCCACGCTGCGTGGTCGAAGCCACCGACGACTACTTCGAAAGCGAAGACGCGCTCGGTCGCTGGATCGAGGAGCGCTGCTTCGTCGAACGCGTCGCACGCGCCACCGCTGCGGACCTGTTCGAGGACTGGCGCGCGTGGGCCGAAAAGGCCGGCGAGTTCGCCGGCTCGATCAAGCGCTTCTCCGAACTCCTCACCAACCGCAGGTTCGAGCGCGCCAAGTTCAGCGGCGGCACGCGCGGATTTGTCGGCATCTCGCTACGCCCCAAACCCGTCGGCCCGCTGCCCTACCGCGACGACTGACCCTACCCGGAGGACACCATGAACCCCACGATCCTGGCACTCGACCTTGGCACACAGACCGGGTGGGCGATCGCCAACCCAGTCGGCGCCATCACCAGCGGAACGCAGAGCTTTCGGCCGCAGCGATTCGAGGGCGGCGGCATGCGCTACCTGCGCTTTCGTCGCTGGCTCGATGAGATGCACCAACTGACATCGATCGGCGAGGTCCACTTCGAGGAAGTGCGCCGGCATCAAGGCGTCGACGCTGCCCACGTCTACGGCGGCCTGCTCGGTCAACTCAGCGCCTGGTGCGAGCAGCACCAGATCCCCTATGCCGGCGTACCCGTCGGCACCATCAAGCGCTCGGTGACGGGCAGCGGCAATGCCAGCAAGGCAGCGGTGATCGCTGCGGTCGAGCGGCGCGGGTTTGCACCAAAGGACGACAACGAGGCCGACGCGATCGCGCTGCTGCTGTGCGTCTCGCCGCGCGCCAAGACGACCAACACCAAGGAGGCCGCATGAGCCTCACCCGCCCCGTGGCCAAGATCCGCATGCCGGCCACCACCAAAGAACTCGCGGCCATGCTCGAAGAAGCCTCACGCACCGCCCGCAAACTCCCACCCGCCGGCCCCCGCGGCTACGCCTCGATCTGGCCCCAGATCCCACGCAGCGCCAACGAAAGATTCGCGGCCGACGACCGCCCCGTGTTCTTCCCACCCAGCGGCGCCGCCATCGACCGCATGCTCGCCTGCTTCGAGTGGGTCAGCGCGCTTGAAGAAGAACAACGGCACCTGCTGTGGAAACGCGCCAGCCACGAGCCGTGGAAAGAGATCTGTGCGTGGATGGGGTGCGATCGGACGACGGCATGGAGGCGTTGGAATGGGGCGTTGGAGGCGGTGATTGGACATACTTCGGCGGCTCCAGGTCATCATCCTGGCGAGCGCTGA